GTCGAGCATGAACCGGCGGGGATCGACCGGATGGCGGTGTTTGATGCCCGTGCGCGTGCGCGAGACGACGACCGCGCCGGGCCAGCTCGCTTGAGCCCGATCTCGGGCGTCTTTCGCCGGTCTGGCCATTGTGCCTCCGGCGATCAGCTGGCGCGATAGAAGCCTGCCGCCGCGATCTGCGCCGTGATGTCCGACCCGTCCGGGGTGACCACGAAATCGTGCATGGTCAGCGGCACGATGTTGGCGTCGGTGCCGCCGGTGGTGTCACTGTCGTAGCACACCAGCAGGTCGTTCCACCCGTCGCCGGCCGCCACCGCGGTCCAGGTCTGATCCGGGATGTCCAGGTCCACGCGGTCGTTGGTGTCGTCCGGCGCGAAGGCCACAATATCGGCGTCGGTCAGCACCTTGCGGGCGTAGTTGGTGTTGGTGACCTCGTTGGTCGTCCCCGCAACCACGGCCGCCAGCGTGTCCATGTCCTTCAGCACGGCGTCGCTCTCGATCCCGGAGGTGGCCAGGACCGCGATGATGAGCGCCGAGTTGGCCGGGTCATTGAGATCCACCCGGTTGTAGAGCTCGGCCACCCGTCCCAGTGCGATGTTGAAAACCTGATTAGCCACGTTTGCCTCCCTTGAGCTTCTTGCAGTCGTAGTAGTGGATCACCTCACCCTCGTGCCGGCCGGGCGTCCGCAGGATCTGGTAGACGACGTCGCCGTCCTGGCCGTGGATCGTGATCCGGTCGGTATCCATGCTGAGCCAGCCTTCCTTCATCCCGATCTCGCACAGGTTGGGGGAGAAGTGCTGCTCGGGCCCGGCGTGGAGCACCCGCACGCCGGAGACCACCGGCTCCCCGCTGGAATGGTCATAGAGCCGCTTCAGACGCATAGGGAGCTCCTTTCCAAGAGTCCTGTAAGGCCACTTATGGGACACTTCCCGGGGGCCGCGGCACAGAGAACGCCGCGGCCCCCCACGCCGAAGTCTCCACGCCGGAGTCCCGGAGGCGCCAGAGGCGTTTCCGGTCCGGTGGTCCTGGAGGCTTCGGCGCCGTTCATCGCCTTTCTTAGCCCGGCTAGGACGGGTCGGCCAACTTGACGCCGGGCACCTTCGCTGCCAGCCCGATCCCCAGCGCACCGATGTTGGTCAGGATCGAGCCGCCAAACGAGACCACGATCGCCAGCCAGGCCGCGCCGAGGAACCCGCCCTCGACCAGGCCCGCCAGATCCGGCCCCAGGAAGGAGAGATCGGCGAACTCCACCACCAGCCGGATGGCCAGATACCCCAGTAGCTTGGGGATCACGTCGTCGACGTAGAAGTTGGCCACCTGGCTCCACTCGAACTTGCGCTGCTTGATCGATACCGCGATCCCCAGCAGCGTGTTGGCGGCGATCAGCGCCAGAAGCGTCGCCACCTGCGGCCCGGCTGCCCGGACCAGGTCCTCAAACCACGTGAGCTGCATGTCCGTCTCCTTTGCCCGATCAGGGCTTGCGAATGGTGCGGGTCTACTGCCCGCCGAAGATCTTCATCGCGGCCGCTATGGCACCTCCGATAGCGCCGCCGATCGTCGATGCCAGTGCCAGGACCCCACGCTGGCTGTTGCGCAGCTGCTCCACGGCCGCAGCATGCGCCACGTCGTTCTGGGTGAGTGTTCGAAACCGCTCGGCTCCCTCCGCCAGACGCGCTTCCGCCTTCTGTTGCCAGTCCAGATGGCGGTCGAGCTTGGTCTCGATGTGCTCTAGCCGCCGATTGAGCTCTTTGAGCTCGGCATCCGTCTGGCCGGCGCGGTAGTCTCCAGGTGGTGCGCCCATCACACGCCCTCCAGCTCCCTGGCCGTCTCTTCCAGGTCCTCGGCCGTCCGGCGCAGCAGGCCCGCCGAGTTGCGCAGGTCCGCCACCATCCGCTCCTGCCGGCTCGCCCCGTTGCCCGGGGGAGGCGCGGGGACCACGTCGTCCGCTGGCCAGTCGAAGGCCGCGAAGGCCTGCCAGAGCTCCGGCCCCAGGGCCAGCATCCAGTCCATCGACCACAGGCTGGCCGACGGGCAGCCGGAGGTCTTCGCCTCGGCCAGAAAGGCAGTCACATCCGCCGGCGTCGCCCGCCAGGATCCGGCGCCGTAGGCCGATCCCACGGGCGTGAAAGGCATAGCGGCCATGCCGGCGCCCTGGTAGAGCTTCTCGTATTGCGCCCGGCTATCCCGCAGCTGCTGCACCGGATTGTGGGCCTGCTCCCAGTAGACCTGCGGGGCATTGTGGTCGCAGCGCCGCAGGAAGGGTTCGTAGGGCAGCTGCGGGTGGAGGCGCGGATAGCGATACGTCGCCAGGGATAGGAGCAATTCCGGGAGCCCCTTGCGCAGGGCCTCGCTGTAGGTCTCCGCCGCGGCGCCCTTGCCGGCCAGCTTGTACTCGGCCTCGGCATCGATCGAGAACCCATCCAACTTGAGCGCCTTGGTGCGGGAGACGGCGATCGCCGCCTCGTCCAGCGGCCCGATGCCGTAGACGTACTGCCAGCCGATCACCTGGATCAAGGCCTGCTGGAGCCGCGCGGCCAGCTCGCCGGCGACGTCGGCCTTGATGTCGCCCGACCAGCGCGGGAAGTTGGCCCACTTCACGTTGTAGGGATGCACGCCGTCGGCGATCTTGAGATAGACGTGGCTGACGCCGGCGGCGACCAGCACCTGCACGACCTCGTCGTACTTGGGGGCGTCGATCGTTCCCCCCAGGAGCCCCCAGGCCTGCCAGATCCAGACACCCTTACCCGTTGGAATGCCCATGGCCCGATCTCCTTCTCATACCTCAAGACTCAGCATGGCCTCTAGCTCCGAATCGAACACACTGACGAAAGCCCCGAATTTCTTGGGCACGCCCACCAGGCCATCTTCCAGCCGTCTGCGGCTCCTCTCCCTGGAGTTCAGCTCGATCAGATAGGATCCGATGTTCGTCGACTTCGAAACCTTGGGCTTCGCGCTGTATTCGTCAACGACCGACCCACCATCGATGACGGGCATCAGCCGGCCGCCCCCAGGCGCCTGAACAGGCTGGTGAATAGGCTCTCCTTGACGGTGTCGATCGAAGCCCCCCGCCCTTCCCGGGCGGTCACGCTCTCGATGTACTGCACCGCCGGATTGGCGATGTTGTTGGCGTAGAAGCGCGGCGAGGGGATGAAGGGGCCGCCGGTGAAGATGAATTGATCGGGCTCGATCTGCTCGGGAGGCACCCGCCGGCCGAGCACATCCAGGATCACAGGGAAGCCGGCCTGCCTGCTCATGTAGGTGTTGGTCAGATACCGGGTCACACGCTGTCGGCCGCCGGATGCCTGGCGCAGGGGAAGGCCGATATGGCCGAAGGCGCTCGCGCCCGATCCGCCGCGGGTCCAATCCATGGGGACCGAGAACGTCCCGCCCTCCGTCGAGCACGCGATGGTTCCGCACGAGACACCTGAGCAGCTCGAGGCCCCGAAGCCGCTGTATCCCTGGTTGAATCGCTGCGTCTGGCTGGCGTCGACAGCGTACGTTACCCCGCCACTCCCGCGCGAGGCGCCGATGAAGTCCAGCATCATCCAGCCCTCCTCGCCGGCCAGATCGATGTGGTTGTCGCCCGAGGTGTCCGTGACGGGCGTGCCATAGGGCGTATTGGGGTCGACCCCGCTGAAGGATATGCAACCCAGTAGGGAGCGCGCGCCAGGGTTAGTCACCACGAAAGATTGCGATCCCGTGGGCGGATTGGCCAGATAGAAGCCGCCGAAGATGCCCGAGAGCTCGCTGATCAAGGTCATCACCTGGCCGCCGAAGGTGGCCGACATGGCGCCCGGGTCGCTCTGCCCATAGCACAAACCAAAGACGATCCGGTTGGATCCTATATCCGTCACCGGATGAGTGAGCGAGCCGTCCGCCCCTACCGTCGCCGCATCGAAGACGATTGCCATTTCAGACCGCAGGCGCCTCCGCGGGCGCCGCCTGGCGCAGGATGAAGGTCCTTCCCGTCAGTTGGGTGCAGGACCTGGCCCGCATGAGAGGTACCCAGCGCTGATTATCGGAATCCCCGAGGGCCGCGTCCCCTTGAACAATGTCCAGAGCCTTGCGATCCGAATCGTGCTCCTTGTTTAGCGCCGTCGGATTGCCGCTGATCTCCTTGGCGGCGATGAATGGACCGACACCGCTCTCGGCCGTGACCGCGGACAGGCCGGTCTCATCCGACCAACGGCAGTCGTCCAGATAGAAGATCCCCGAGGTACCGACGTCGACGCCGGAGACGGCGCCGTAGCGCACCGTGTCGACGTTGAGCGTGTCGGTGTCCAGCCCGGTCTGGATCTCGACCGGCATGGTCCCCCGCAGGAGGGCGATCACCCCATTGTTGGCACCGGCGCCGGTCGAGGCCTTCCAGTAGATCCCCACGCGGCGCCAGGCGTCCGGGATCCAGATCTGGCTGCCGGAGACATAGGCGGCCGCATCCGTGCGCCACTGCTGGCGAAGGTAATAGCCCGAGGCGGCACTGTAGCCCAGGATGAGGCGCCAGGCGTCGACGGCCGCTCCAGCCTCCACGCCGGCCATGAGCACGAACTCGTCGCCGTTGGCCATCGTCAGGCTGTTGGGGTTCAGGGCGATTTCGGCGGTGATCTCAACCGCATTGGTGGGGCCGGTCAACTCACCATAACCGGAGGCTTCCACGGTCAAGCCATAGGCTCCCCGGTACCTGGCCTCGGCCGCTGCAGCAAATCCCACGGTGTAGTTGATGACGAGTTTCGGACGGTTGGCGGCAGTCCCGTCGCTGGAGCTTAGGAAGTTGTATTGATCGTCGCTTTCCGTATCCGCCTTGATCAGAAAGCCATTGTTGGTCCAGCTGCCTCCGGAGAGCATCTCTTCGATCGCAGAGGGGGTGAGCGAGAAGTCCTTGAACTGATTGAGCGTCTCGCTGGCCGAGAATGCCCGGCTTCCGATGTCTGTCTGCTCGCAATCGTTTGCGCCGAACCCGCCCGCGGTCTGCCAGTTGTTGCCGGAGCTGTAGATGTTCCAGGTCGCCTCACCCTCCACCCAGGCGCGCTTCTGGCGATAGACGCGAAACGTCCGTATGTTGGTGGAAAAGTCGGCAGTGGCGTACAAGGACAGCACCGCCGAATTGATGGTCGCCCCTGCCGGGATGCCCGAGAGATCGAATTTGATCAGCGTACGCACCACGTTGGTTCCACCGCTGAACTCCCCCACCCCCACAATGCCGGCCGTGCCGTAGTTGGTTGTCGGACCGCCGCTCTCGATATAGGTGTCAACGGCAGCACTTTCGTCCGGCTGAAGCGTCGTCTCCGATCCATTCTCGGCGTCGAAATCCGATGTATCCCCCTCCTCGAAGTCCGCCTCCTGGTCCCAGGCCGCCGGGGCGCCGATGGCCACTGCGGCGCGGTTCCCGATGATGGTGGAAATCTGGGCGCTCATGCTCTCGGTCCCGCTCACGGCCGTCTGGTTGTAGATCCGCCGCTCGAGCGTCGCCAGATAGCCCTGGGCGGTGATCTCCAGGTACTCCTCGGCGGAACGCACATCTCCCAGGCGGGCGTCCGGCTGAGGCATCGAGCGCAGCGCCAGGTAGGTTTGCACAGCCTGGTCGGCGACCGTCAGGCCTTCCATCTCGCCGCCCGAGAGCACGCGCTCGATGGTCCCAAACCGGTTAATCGAATCCTGTTCCGTGAGCGTGGTCGAGCGCTCCGGTTCTCCGTCGGCGTCGTAATCCACCCTCATGTGGACCGAGTTCAGCACATCCTTGAGTGACACGCTGAAGCTATCCGGCGGCAGGACCAACCGCATCCGGATGATGGAGCCCTCGAAATCGGCCTGCAGCCCGTCCCCCCAAGCCTCCACATGGCGGTCCAGGCCGTTCTGGAAGAACTCCTTGAGCACCTGCTCCCGGGCATGCAGCCGGAAGGTCACGCCATAGGGGCCGGCATCCGCCCGATCGGTCGGGCTGTACTCCGAGAAGTACGCTGCCGCCAGGCCGGCCGAGGCGAGCGACATGGCGGTCAGATGGTAGGTCTCCCAAAGGGTGACCGGGTTGTGGCGGATGAGGATCGAGCCGACGGCCATCAGGCAGAGACCTCCACGGCCGGCCCGTTCTCCAGCGACAGATCTTTGAGGCTGTCGGCGATCGCTGCGGTGCGGGCCAGGACGTCGATCTTCTCGATACGATCCGCATCGACCTCGATCAGCTTGCGCAGCCGGCGCTCGACTTCGGCCCGGATGCCGCTGTCGGCCATGGTCGCCGGAAAGCGGGCGATGAACCGGCTGAAGCCGACGCCGTCGCGCAGTACTTCGACGTCGAGGCTGATGGTTGTGGGCAGCGCATTGGCGCTGGGCCGGATCTCGGCCCGATAGATCGGCATGGCTGGCTCCTAATCCGCCCCGCGCAGGACGTGATAGCGGTAGTGGGCGAAGATCTCGACCGCCAGATGGCAGCCGAGGCTGGCCACCAGCGGCCCTTCCGTCCAGGTCCCGCCCGCCGGGAAGTGCAGCATGAGGAAGTAGAGGCGGGTCTTCACCCCGATATTCTGGAAGAGCGGCGGGCGGTTCATCCGGGCCCACTCCTCCGCCGGGATCAGGTTGGCGCCCGAGGCAATGTACTTAAGGGTCCGATCGGCGATCACCCCGGCATCCAGGTCCAGGACGTTGCCGCCCCGCAGCGCCGAACCGCCGGAAACGGTATCCGAGTGCGGCTCCTCCATGCCCACCCCGCCGCTCTCGGCGCTTGGCATCAGGATCAGGTCGAGGATCTCCAGCTGGCCAGACCCGGTGGTGCGTTCGGCATGCACCTGAAAGACCACGTCGGTCGAGGCCAGGCTGTCGGCGGCCATCACTCGCGAGAATGGGAGCTGCAGCAAACCGAGCGCCAGCACTTCCGGCCCCTGGTCGGCGCCTTGAGTCTTCTGCGCCACCAAGTCGATATGCGGGCGGCTCTCCTCCGGCCCGCCGATGAGGCAGCGCAGCGTCACCCGGATGTCTCCGGCCGTGCCCCCAATCTGCTGCACGCGCAGCATGGCCAGGTATTCGCCCTCGTAGTCCGCCAGCTTGTCGTCGCCGGTCAGCTGCAGCCGGCTGATCATCGTGGAATCGGTGGCGAAGGTGACCAGGCAGTGTTTGCCGCCGGGCGCAGCGGTCTCCGCCGCCAAGGAGGCATCCGTGCCCGCCGCCGCCGTCCAGCCGGAGGGGTTATCGTCGCCGCCGGCGTTCAGGAAGGGGGAGAAGCCCGTAGCCGGGTTGCTCTTGATCCCGGCCAGGATGAGCGACAAGCTCGCCGGGCCCGGGTTCTCATCGCCACCGGAGGGAGCCCGCATCCGAATGCAGAACGTGGGCGCCACCTCCCCCTTGATCGCCGCCGCAGGCACTTCCACGTAGGGGCTACGCTGCGCGTAGATCGTGTCGCCGTTCTTGGTCGGCACCGTCGTCATGGCCGTGAACGTGTCGATCCGGATCCGGACGCCGTAGGCGTTCTGGCCGTTGACGGTCGTCTTCGCCCAGGCGGAGGGCGGAAAGATGTTGATCGACCACAATCCGGTCGAGGTGAAGAGCTGCGAAAGGCTCGTGATCTCGCCGGCGCTCTGGCCGAAGACGGTGAAATCGGTCCCCAGGACCGCCGTGGTCCAGGCCGAGCCATTCCAATACTCGGCCACCAGGGTCCCCGTGAAGCCGGCCATGGCCGTGGCGATCGTCAGGCAGGCATGCTTGAAGGGGATGTCGGTGGAGAGGAAGTAGAGAATATCCTCATCGCCCGGGGAAGAGGGAAAGAGACCTGTTCCGTTCGCAGCGGCCAGGAGATTGGAGCTGAACGTGGTTAGACTGCTGTCGTAGTGGAAGACGTGGGTGAGGTCCCCGTCATCCCGGAAGTTGGCCACATGCATGAGCAACGGGTTTGCAGGGCCGCTGGAAGCGCCCAGCGTGAGAGCGGTGCCCAGGCTGCCTGGCGCGCCGGACCGCCACAGCCGTTCCCGCACGATCGTCATGCCCATGCCTTCCAGCTCGCTCGAGCTCTCGAAGGGCTGGTCGAAGCGGTCCGGCATGCGCAGCTCGAGGATCTGATCCACCCGGGCATAACGGCCGGCGGTCTCGCCGGTGGTCTGCTGCTGCAGGTAGACGGGTTTCTTGCGCCAGATCTCCTGCTGGTGCTCCTCGGCCCGGCTGGCCAGCTTGGCCAGCTTCTGCAGCTGCTGGGCGACATTGTCGTGGCTGGTCCCGATCAGATTGAACGTCCAACGCTCCACGACCTGCAGGCCGGGCCGCACCCCCAGCGGGACCTCCTGCTCCCCGAACCCGCCCCGCTCGGCGATGAGGGCCGTAGGGTCCAGCAGGTTGACGGTGTCGTCGGTATCGGTCAGAACGAAGGTCCGGGCCATCGGCTAGACCACTCCTCGCACCGCATCACGCATCTTTTCCAGCAGCGCCATACCCTGGATCTCCGAGCCGATCGTGTTGTAGAAGTTGATCGTGGAGCCACCACTGCCGCCGCCGGCCATGCCCCGCTGTGGTGATCCGGCCCGCGGGGTGACGTCCACTTGCTCGCCGCGCGTGAGCGCCAGGGTGACAAGATTGCGATCCGGCCCGGGCATCCCACCCACGGTGAAGTGCAAGCCGGTCTGGCCGGCGGTCGGTTCCTCTGAGCCGGCAAGCAGCCCGGCGCCGGGCCCGGCGAGCTGCACCAAGATCGTGATCTCCTTCTGGCTGGGGATCCGCAGAATTCCGTCCTTGATGTTGCGCACCGCGCCCTCGGCCTGTTCGAGCGACAGGCCGAGCGTCTCGGCGATGTTCTGGGCGGCCTGCTCGCCAGTGATATTGCCCAGGCTCGCCTCGATCTCCTGCGCCTTGATGAACAGGAACCCGGCCTGGCGCTCCGCTTCGTCCTCATCGATCAGGCCGAGCTGCACGCCCTCCTGCAGGTCCTGGAAAGCCTGCTGTATCTCGAGCCCGCCGGCGGCCAGGAACTGCAGATCCTCGATGAAGCCGGAGATCTTGCCGGAAACATTGCGGTCCACCTCGCCCAGGGCGTTGGCGAAGGCCAGGGTAGGCTCGGTCGCTTCCTCCTGCACGACCCTGGCTTCCCCAATGGCCCGGTGCAATCTGCCGATGTCGTCCGCAGCGCCACGGCTTGCGTTCCCGAGTTCGCCCCATGTCCCAAGGTCCGCATTGATGCCATCCATCCATGCCCGCATGGCGGCATCAGTCTCTTCCACCTGTTGTTCGGTGGGGAACAGGATGTCCAGGAACGGAATGACCGTCTCGGCGATGAACTCGCCCAGCGAGACCCGGAGGTCACTGATCCGAACTGCGAGAATTTCCCAGGAGGTCGAGACCTCGAATCCGGCCTCCTCGAGGAGCCTGAGTTTCGCGTCGGCTTCCTCCATCGTGGCGATCAGGAAGCGGGTCTGGCGGTCGACCGGAGCGATGCCCTGGCTGGCCAGATCGGCCATCTTCTCCCGGACAGCCGCGCCCGAGATCCCGAAGGTGTCCAACCGCAGGATGGACTGGTTGGCCAGCAGCAGCGTCAGATCCTCGAAGGCCTGCTGTGGGCCCTTGCCCATCGAGGCGCCCAGGGTGACCGCGATCCGGGTCAGATGCTCGGCCTCGTCGGCGGTGGTGGCCAGGCCCATCGAGAACAGCCGGGCGGCGTTCTGTGCGGCGGCCATGCGGGAGATCGATCCTTCCGCCCCGCGTCCCACTGCTTCCAGGGCCTCGTTGGCCGCCTCAGCCGAGCCGGTGAAACCGATCAGGGCCTGCTCGGCCCGCCGGCTCTCCAGCCCCAGATCGATCCAGCGACCGATCTGCCGCCCGATGGCCAGGGCGCCGGCGGCCATGGCCGCCCCGAGCGCCAGGCTCTCGAGGTTCAGGCCCTTGGTAGCCTGTTTGGCCTTGTCGGCCTCGCCCCGGAACTCCTTCAGTTCCCGGGAGGCGTCCTTACCGCCGCTCCCGGTCTTCTTGGAGCGCAGGGTGAGATCGAGTACCGATCGTTCAGCCATCTAGTGCCTCAGATGCTTCCGGTAGGTCGGGTGACTGCGCCGCCAGGCCGCCACATGCGCCTGGACGGCCTGATGGTTGCGCTGCAGGTCGGCGAAATCGTCCACGAAGGCCTCGGCGACGGCCACGGTCTCCTCGTCCAGCTGCGGCACGTCCCACATGCCCACCAGCGGCCCGCCATGCGCCAGATTGACCTTGCGGGCGACGATCAGGTCCACCAGGGGCGCCCAGCCGGTGGTCCGGCCTTCGGCGAGCGCCCTCAGCTCGTCGCCCGCCCTTTTTTTGCCTGGTCCCGGTGATCGTTGATCAGGTGCCAGGTCTGCGTGCATAGGAAGAGCCACAGCGCCGGATCCTCCCACTCGCAGCGGACGGCCAGGTCGCGCACATCCTGACCCGTGGAATGTGTGGAGGGATCGGACCCTTGGCTCCAGATCTCGGCGAACCAGGCGTACACGTCGTCGCTGCAGACCTTCATCTGCAGCCCCAGGTTCTGTGCTTCGCCCTCCTCCAGCTCGGACAGCCCGCTGTTGGCTTTTGCCTTGGCCAGCTCGCCGAGGCGCTTGAGCAAGGCGTCGTTCTGCTTCCGGATCTCCCGGTAAGCCTCCAGCTTGAACCGGGGCGGATTCACCCAGACCGTGAAGAAGTCGTCGCCGTACTCGGGGGCGAAGTCGGCCAGGCGCAGTGGCCGAATCAGCTTGCGGATGGCGATCTGCATGGTTCTCTCCTAGATGGACGCCAGGTTGGTGATCACCCGGACGTCAACAATCTGGGCCCCCGTCGGGTCATACAGCCCATGGAAGACCGCCGTGTCGATGTTGTTGCCGCGGTCCTCCTGCCCCAGCAGGATCACGTTCTCATAGGCACCGAACAGATCCAAGGTCAGCGAATGGTTGACCCCCGTCCCGATCTGCACTCCCGAGTCGATCTTCACCCGGACCGCTTGCTTGGTGGCGATCCGGTAGGCGTCCCACTCGGCGTCCGAGGAGGCGCCCCGCTCCAGGCTGAGGGTCAGCATGGCGGCGATGATGCTCTGGCCGTGGGTGGTGAAGAACTTGTCGGCCGAGCCTAGGAACTTGGGGTGCACGCCGGTCAGGATCTCCAGATCCCAGGAGCGGATGAGCGAGGTCTTCTCCGTGACGCCCCGGTTGACCCACAGCGCGTCGATGTAGATCCGGCTGAGCTTGGCGTTGATGTCCGTCATGCTGGGGATCGAGAGCGCTCCGGTGAAGCTGGTCGGAGTGGCCTGGCGGGCAAACCAATCCGCCTCCAGCACCACCGGCGCAGCTTCCCCGGCCTGGGCGATCTGCCCCGACAGCTTGATCCGCTCGAACATTAGGTACTCGTACTCGACCGCCTGGGTGTCGTCGCCGGCTTCCAGGGTCAGCGAATCGATGGCATTGGAGGCAGTCATGGAGGGGGTGTGGGCCCACAGCATGTCATTCTGGCTGGGCGTCTGCTCGGCCGGCGTGATATTCCCCTTGAGACCGCACGACAGGATCGCCGGCAGGGCCTGGAAGTACAGATCCGGGATGCGCAGCGTGTTGGCGGCCAGGTACTGGTCGATCCGGACCCGGCTGCCGGCCGCCCGCACCCCCAGGTTGTCCATGGGGAAGGACGGCGTGCGGTCCGGGTTCAGGGCGAAGATCTCCGCCCCGGCCAGGATCGTGTCCGCGGCCACGGCCATGCCGTGAGTGGCAGCCGTCTCTTTGCCGAACTGGACCTTGCTGAATGCTCGCTCGCCCATCAGTCACTCTCCTCGGCCGCGGCTTTACCCTTGGCCTTCTCGGGGATGGCCTGGTAGACCTTGGCCTGCACGGCCTGCTGCAGGAGCTCCGTGAGCCCCAGCCGCCCAGCCTCCTCCTCGTCGATCTCATGCGGCAGCCCGGGCACGCCCTGGCCGGCGCCGACGTAGCGGTATCGCTTGCTCACATTGGCCTCCTAAGCGGCCACCGTGAAGGTGGTCGGCTTCTCCTTGACGTGGTATCGGAAGATGATTCCGGAGTGTATGCTCTCCCCATAGCGGATCCCGCCTGGGCCATCGTAGCTGGGCGCCTGAGCCGAGGGCAGGATGGAGACCACCTTGTCGTCCAGGCTGATATTGGCGGCCAGCTTCTCCTTGACCAGCTTGATGAAGGGCACCGCCTGCCCCATGGCCTGTCCCAGGATCTGCCCGGCGGTGTAGACCGTCAGCTGCAGCTCGTGGCGGTCGCGCTGCGGCCCGCCGGCGCTGTATTCGAACTGGCCCTCCACCGGCAGGATGATCATGCAGGGGAAGACCGCCAGCGCGGCCGGCATGTCGTCGTAGGTGAATACCCGCTCGAGCTCGCCGATCTCCTGCATCTTGTCCTTCAATGTCGGCGTCCAATCTTCAAGGGGCACGGCGCCCTCCGAGCTCGGTGGCGATCCGCTCCAGCGCGTCCCCGAAGTAGGTCAGGATGAGGCGCTTGGAGGCTACGTAGGCGCGGTACATGAAGTGCCGGCCCCGGGTTCCCTTCCTGCCGATCGAGCGGGCGATCAGGAAGCCCTGGTCCCGGCTCACGCCCAGGTTGTCGGCGATGCGCTCGGTCGGAGGCGTATGAGCGCGCGTCCCAAACTCCAGCCACAGCCCGGTGAAAGCGCGGTCGACCACCCGGCCCACCAGGTCGCCCACGATCCGCCCGCCGGCGACCTCATGATCGACGCCCGCGCGGGCCCGACCGCTCTGCCCTACTGGGGCCAGGCTGCGGGTCACCCGGGCAGCGGCCTTCACCGAGTCCGACATCGCCCGCCGCAGATGCTTCTGGGCAATCTGGTCATGTGCATTGAGGCGCTCGATCTGCTCATCGACACCCTCCACCACCACCTCGTAGTGGATCATCCGTAATGCACCAGGACATAGGGCTGTAGCAGCGACTGAGCCTCCGGATCCAGCTTCTTCAGGAAGAACAGCTGCCCGATGTCGGCGTTGGCACGGCTGTCGGCGTAGCCCTGGGTGGCCCGCATGTGGCTGCGCACCACCTGGATCTGGGCCGCATCCTGGACCGGCCCCGGCGGCCGCCAGATGTCGATCTGGGTGTTCTGCGCCTGCTGGGCGGCGGTTGTGCCGTTGCGGCCACGCAGCACCGTGAGCTTGTTGGTCGAGGTGTTCACGGCCGAGATCTCCCAATACTCGCTCCCCGCCCTGGCTAGCATGCCGGCCATGAAGCGTGGAGCGGGACCGAAGGCGCCCGCTCCAGCTGCGTTGTTGACCGTGATCTCGGTCGCCCCCACGGCGAGCGGGTTGTCCTCCACCTCGTCCAGCGAATCCTCCCAGCAGTCGTCGCGGTCGTCGGCGTAGGCCCAGACCCCGGTGAGCTCGATCGCCTTGAGACCGCTCGGCCAGGATCCCAGCGTTGTTCCGTTGGGGTCGATCACAATCTGGTCGTAGGACCCCGGATGAGCGAACTCGCCCGAACGGGCCAGGTGCCAGTTCCCGGACTGGGTCAGGGCCGTGTAGGTCGCCCCATCGTCCTCCGAGTAGCGCAGCTGCGAGATCGACAGCACGTCCGGGATCCGCATCACTCTGCCGCCCTTGCCGGTGAAGGCGCGCAGTTCCGACGTGGGGAAGAAGACGCGCTCGCAGTGCTGGTCGATGAACCGGCTGAGCCGCCCGGCATAGCGCAGCAGCGCGTCGTCGTACTTAGTGGTGGCAGCCTGGATGAGATCCGGGATCGAGTCCTTGATCTCCGCCGGCGTGATGTACAGGTTGGGCATGGACTAGTCGACCGCCGGCTCCCCGCCCTCCGGCTCAACGACCTTCTTCGCCCCCTTCTTCGCCCCCTTCTTCGCCCCCTTCTTCGCCCCCTTCTTCGCCGCCGGAGCCTGGGCCTTTTCGGCCTGGCCGGCGCCTGCAGGAGCCTGGGCGGTTTCGACCTGGGCCTCGCCTGCCTTCACCGCCGCAGCATAGCCGCCGGCGATGAGCGCTTCGGCATCGGCCTTCGGGAAGTCGGCCACCTGGCCCGGGCCCCAGTTGCCTTGAGGCCCGGCATAGCGCGTGATCAATCGGATCTTCATCGTTGCTTCTCCCTCCCGCGGCAAAGCGCGGTGCGGCCGCCCGAGCCAGGCCCCACGGCCGGGCTAGAGCAGCTCGACGTAGATGCTGATCTGCGACGTGATGCCAGCCCCGCCGGCCGGCGCCGTGACCTTGATGGCGTCGTTATCGGCGGCGACAATCTTCGGATCGGGCAGGTAGACGGTGGTTTGCGCGTTGGCGCTGCCGGTCACCAGCACCCCGTCGTAGGCCGCCCCAACACCCGAGTCCAGTTCCGTCGTGACCCCGGCCTGCGTCGGTGCGGCCGAGTACCGGACGAGCACGAAGAGCAGCCGGATAGGAACCCCGGTAGGCGTGGTCGTGGACAGCGCCGTGTTCGCAGCGCTGGCTTCACTGATGCGGCGATAGCGGCCGCCGTAGTCTCTGACCGCGATAGTCACAGGGCCTCCTTACGTGGCAATGATCCCGGCCCCGCGCAGCGCGGCCAGGATGGCGTTGATCTTCGCCGCCAGCGAGGCGATGTCATCCTTCACCGAGGTGGTTGTGTCGTTCACCGTGTCGCCCGCGGTGCCGGTGGTCGAATCGGTGAGAGTGACGATGGCGGATGCCTGCGCTCCATCGTCGGCGAGGATCCCGCCGCTTTCGACGTTGATCTTGCCGCCCGAGGCGACCACCAGCTCGTCGCCTCCCTGCTTCATGTAGACCTTCGGCGCATAGCTTGCATCAGGCATGTCTGCCTCCCTCTTGTATGGTCCTGGGTCCGGGGACGGGCCCTCGACCCGCCCCCGGACCAGAGCTACCGGATCAGATCACTCAGGCCGTGCCCTCGGCCGGGCTGACATGCGTCTCGCCCGATACCTCAGTGGCGTGAGTGACCGGCGCCTCGCGCGGTCCGTACTGGATATACTCGGCGGAGGCGACGACGGCATTCTGGGTGGCCCGATCGACCACCAGCCGCACGTAGCGCTCCAGCGGCCGGAACAGGTCGATGTAGAACACCTTCTCGTCGTCGGTGTCGGCGATGGTCTGGGCCGTGCCGGCCAGGTCGGCCGCGGTGCCCATGCCCACCGCCGTGTCCTGCTGGGCCTTGATGCTGGTGACGGCCGAGCCGGTGATCGTTCCGAAAGTGACCACCATCAGCACGCCCTCGAAGCCGGACATATCCAGAACGGCTCCATTGATGTCGGTCGTGGCCGCGACGCCGGCAGCCGGCGCGATCGCCTGGGTGATCTTGGCGTTCTTGCTCAGGTTCATGGTTCTCACCTAACCCTTTCCCCGGGGCCACCCTGCGGCGGCCCCGGGGCGCTAGCGCGTCATCAGGCCAGCTTGACGCGGGAGAAGGCCTCTTCCAACACCGGCATGCCGTCCGACTCCAGGCGGCCGATGAAGCCGACCTGGGAGGTGGCGGCATACAGCTCCTCCAGACGCTGCACCTCCATGTCCAGGCTGTCGGCGATCCAGTAGTGCCGGAAGTCGCCCACGATCCCGACATAGAGACCGGTCGTGAAGGTGTTCGGCGCATACTCGGACATGTGCGCCGGCAGCCCCAGCAGGCGGTCGGGCTCGCCCACCCGGACACTCTCGCGCCAGATGTACTGCCCCTCGCCATCCTTCAGCTTGGCCACCTGCTTGGAGCCATCCCGGTGGAAGAACCAGCGGGCGTTGGGCCAATACTGCCCCTTGAGGGCGTACTTGGCTTCGATCAGCCCGTCGAACTGCATGCTCGTGGTCGTGTTGCCGGTCGAGACGTCCCGGGCGGTCGAGATGCCCTGGGCCGAAGCCGTGAAGACGCCCAGCGGCTGCCCGGAGCCGGAGCCGGTCATACCGGCCTGCTCCCAGGTCACGCCGAACTTGTAGGCCAGCCGGGCCTGCACCAGGGCCTCCGCATCGGGCGAAAGCCGCAGGAGCTTCCGGCTGACCTTGATCAGCTTGCTCAGCGGGTGGGGGGTGAGATCGCGGTGTCCGAAGGCCATCGTGCTGTCTTCGCTCACCGTCGAGATCTCGCCGGTCCAGGTCGCGTCCGCCGGGTCGGCATCCAGCGAGGCCGCGCCCAGCGACTGCGCCGCGTTCACCTGATGGACGGTGGCAAACTGGCGGATGAACACCTCGTTGTCGACGGCCTTGATCAGGTCCCGCACGAACTGCATGGGGGCCAGAAGGTACCCGCCGGAGATGTCGACATCCGCCTGCAGCGCGCGGATCTCGGTCAGCATCTCGCCGGTGAGCGCCCGCTCGCCGTTGGTCACGAAGGCCCGGAACGCGCTGCGGTACTCCTCCCGCTCCCGGGGATCGGTCGGATCGCCAGGGGCCTCACGCGGTTCCGGCCGGTGGGGACCGCCGGGGGCATGGCGGCCTTCCAGCTCCGCCTCAGCCGTCAGCATCCGCTCTTCCCGGTCGATCTGGGTGCGGATGGTGGACGCCTCTCCCATGAGGCCGTCCCAGCGCTGCTGCTCCTCGGCCGTCAGGTCGCGGTTCTCGCCCTGGGCCGCCTCCAGGAGCTGGCGGGCCTGGGCGATGATGCCGGCCCGCTTCTCGAGCATTTCACGGATGGTCACGATCGTTCCTCCTTCATGTCAGTTGTTGTGCACTGCTGCGATCAGCTGTGCTCGGTCAGCTCGAGCTCCCGCTCCAGATGCGCCAGGCGCGCCCGCCGGGCCTCTGCGTCGGGATCGCCGCCCTGCCCGCGCCCGGGCGGATCGGCGTCAAGACGGACCTGCACGGCTGCCATCAGGTCCCGGAGCATCCGGCGGTCGGCGTCCGTTGACGCCCCACCGTCCAGCCGCTCCAGGGCCTGCTCGAACTCCCGGACCTCCATGCCCAGCACCGAGCGCAGCTGCGCCGAGGTCTGGGGGTAGGCCGGGAAAGTCACGGGCGATACCTCGAAGAGCTGCAAGTCGAGAAGCTCTCGCGAGAGCCGCCCGTTATCGGACGTCCACCGGTCTCCATTTTCCCGGGTCGTGAATCGGAATGAGCACTGGTCGACATCGCCCCGCTCGATCGACACCAGGAAGTCGCTCGCCCACTGAGCCTCAGGCGGATCGATCTTGAAACTCAGCCCGACCTGGTCCTCCATCAGGCTCAAGGTCCCGGCCCGGTTGCGGCCGAGCACAAAGGAATCCTCGTGATTCCACAGCGCCCGGATGTCGTCCTCCTGGATGGTCTGCTTGAAGGCGCCCGGGCGGATGATCTCGGTGAAGTCCCAGAACGGGACCGAGGGGACATCGAAGACGGCAGCGTAGCCCTCGATCCGCCGGCGTCCGTTGGCTCCGTTGACCCGCAATTCCCGCAGCGGGAAGGATCTCCGCTCCACCCCGGCCAGGTGCAGCGGGTGCGACCGCAGCTCCGGAGGTTCGATCTCGGCGTCCACGAGGTGCTTGGCCAGGTGATCCCAGACGCCCTGGCGGTCGCCATCGGGGATGGTGGTCCCTCCGCGTGCACCGTTCAGCACGGCGATGCCGGTCGTGGCTGGCCGGGTGGAGGCGGCGCCGATCTCCCCGTCCTCTCCCACCAGATGATGGATGAATTTGTAGGCGGCCTTGGTCTCCGGATCTCCGTCCGGATCCTGCCAGGCGTAGGCCTGGCGGTAGTAGGCCTCGTTCTCGTCGTCTCGGAGACGGGCCTCGTTCGCCGGGCCATCCCAGGCATCCTCGGACGTGGGCGTCGCATGCGATTTGAGTGGCGGCATCATGTCCTCCTCTCGTTACAGCTCCGGCATCAGCAGGCAGTCGCAGCCCCCGTGTGCTGGCGGATGGAATACGTTGACGCTGGGCCGGAGCGCTTCGGCCGCGCCGTCCGGCTGGAAGTCGACCCCGGCCGGCAGGAATGGCGCCTGCGTCCCCACGATCTTGCCGTTGAGCTTGCTGCAGTACGGGCAGCTGTCGCCGCTGGTGGCCCAGCGCAGCTTGATCACCCCGACCGCCACGAAGACGAAGCGGGCCACCGCGTTGCCGGCCTGGTTGGTCTCCCAGTCCGCCAGCTTGTCGGGGCCCGTTTCATCCCACTCCCCGAACCGCTCCTCGAGCGCTTCCAGCGGATCGAGACCGGCCGCCACCGCCTCCTGCGCCACGCTGCGCATCTGGCCCACCGTCGAGGCGGCGTGCCGGACGGCGAACGACTCGATGTACTGCTGGACGAAACGATCGAGCTGGACCTCATCCTTCTCCCAGCCGCCGATCTCGTCGCCGGCAGCCGCGGCCATGGCATCGGCGTACACGCCGACCGGCCCGCGCATCTCATCCCGCAGCGCTTCGAGATCCTGCCGGTAGTAGCGGTCCAGAAAGGAGCTGAAGTCCTCGAGGTTCCGATCGGCCAGGGCCTGGGCGGCGCCCTGGCGCAGCTCCTCGATCTCCCGTAGGACAATCCGCTCGCCGGCATCCCGCAGCATCGGCCGGTGGGCCAGCATGACCCGCTGGCGGAGTGCGGCGCTGCGCAGCTCGAGGGCCGGGCGCTTGCGACTGTGGCCGCGGACACGCTCGCCGGCGCTTGCGCCGACCGGGATCATGTTCAGCGGGATGTAGTAGCCCTGCCCCTTGCCCTTCGGCAAGGGGTTGCGGTTTTCCAGCTCCAGCACGTCGTCGGCCGAGAGCCAGCCCCACATGCGGCCGACCGCGTAGGCGTCATAGCGGCTCTTCTGATCGCCGCGCAGCAGACCGTCCAGCAGGTGCTCGGCGAAGAAGTCCTTGCGCTCTCCGGGCAGGAAGACATCCCGCAGCAGGCACTGCTCCCAGCGCACGGCCCAGGGTCGGACCGTATCGACCACGTGCTCGATCCCCTGGTGCTCGATGTTGGAAAAGGTGGCGTGCGTCAAGTCGGCAATCTTGTGCGGCTGCACCCGGAAGAGCCGGGCGATCTCGGTGACCTGGAACTGCCGGGTGACCAGGAACTGGGCGTCCTCCGGCGGGATCCCGATCTTCTCCGTCTTCAGCCCCTCTTCCAGGATGGCGATGCGGTGCGACCGCTCCAATCCCTGGTGGCGCTCTTCCCAGCTCTCTTTGAGCCGGT